TGAACAAATCATTTTTTGGCCTGCCGCTTGCAACTCTGCAAGAATTGCAGGGCGATTTCACGGCTTGCTTGAAGGCAATAGCCGTTGCAGGCGCGTCGTATAGCATCGCAGGGCGCTCGTTCACTCGCGCTAATCTTGCCGAGGTCGCGCAAACGATCAAGGAATTGCAAGCCGCTATTGACAACGCCAGCGGAACTCGTGTAAGAAGGTTCACGCCGACGTTCCCAACCCAGCGCCCATAAATGCAAGACATCATCACCAAAGCCCTTTCTCTTGTCGCGCCGAAAGCCGCGCTGGATCGCATGGTCAACCAGGCGAAGCTCCGCAATTTCGGACGCTTCGACAGCGCATTGACGAGCGAGAAGCGCGGGATCAGTCGCGGCGTTAGTGGTGGTGAAGATACCGCAGGAACTCGCGAAAGACTCTCTCTTATCCGAGCCGCTCGCGATCTCGCAGACAACTTTCCTCCCGTCCGTTCTCTCCTCCTCAAATTTGCAACCTACGTTTCGGGGCGCATCGCATACCAAGCCCGCACCGGAGATCATGAAGTCGATACCAAGATCGAAAAGTATTGGCAGAAGTGGATGAACGAGTGTGATTTCCTAGGTCGCCACAATTTTACAACGCTTTTGCAGCTTGCTGTAACGGCCATCCTTCGCGATGGCGACTGCGGATTTATAATTGTTAGAGACGGCGAAGATCTAAAACTGCAAAGCGTCGAAGCCGATCGCATCGGATCGCCTTACGACAGAACAGATACCGACAAATATATTGGCGGCATTAACGTAGACGACTATGGAAGACCCATTTCATACACTATTTTCACGCGTACTATCAATAATCAGTATATTTCTCCTGTTGATATTGTTGCAAAAGAGTTTATCCACCTTTTCGATGCGGCAAGACTTGACGAATACCGTGGGCGCTCTGCTTTCGCTACTGCGCTAAACGCAACCCGCGACCTTCAAGAAGCCATAAAAGCCGAAGTGCAGGCGATCAAATACGCTTCGTATCAGTCCGGCGTCATCACCACCGAGAGCGGAGCCGCCGACGCTGGCGACTACTTCGCCAGGGGCAATTCAAACGATCAAGGCCAAGTCGCACGCTTGCAGTCGCTCGACCCTGGCACGGTCAACTATTTGGGATCGGGCGAGAAGATGGAGATGTTCAAGAGCGACCGTCCGACCGGCGCATTCGGTGAATTTATCCGACTCATCCAAGCCCATATTTGTATGGCGGTCGGGTTGCCCTACGGATTCGCCTTCGACGCCGATAAGAGCGGGCCTATGGCTCGCATGGAAGCGGCAATGGCAGAGAGAACCTTCCTCCGCTGGCGTGGGTTGCTGGAAGGCAAATTCCTAGACCGCATCAAGAACATTATCCTTCTTGACGCCGCCGCACGCGGACTCATTCCAGATTCCGAATACTTGCTCGATGGTCGCTGGTGCTGGCCTGCCAAGGTTTCGATTGACTACGGTCGCGAAGCTAACGCCGACATCAACCTTTGGAAAGCTGGCTTGAAGACAGCCGGACAAATTTATTCCGACATGGGAGAGGATTACGAGGAAGCACTTCGCGCACGGGCGAAGGAAAGCGCGATGATCGTATCACTCGCAAATGAGATGGACATTCCTGCGGAATACATCTCGGATTCTATCATTCCCATTCAAGCCGCCGCGCCTATAGCCGCGCCTGTCGTAAAAGAAGAGCCACAGCCAGAGCCAATACAGACAGAGCAAGCCAAGCAAGTTGATCTCGCAGACGAGAACAAGCCAAGCAAAGGCATGGTAGAAGAGGCGCTCAAGGGCTTGAAGTGGCGCGAAGAGCACAACCGAGGCGGAACCGCCGTCGGCGTTGCACGCGCTCGCGACATCAGCAACGGCAAAAACTTGTCGGACGACACCGTTAAAAGAATGCACTCGTTTTTTTCACGTCACGAAGTTGATAAAAAGGGACAGGGTTTTCAACAAGGCGAAGATGGCTTCCCATCTGCGGGCCGCATTGCATGGGCATTGTGGGGCGGAGACGCTGGTCAGACTTGGGCCGCTGATAAAGTCAAAGGGATGCAAGCATCGCAACCCGAACAGATGAAAGTATCGCTTGCCGTTCGCGATACGTTCGGACGCATTACGGGCTTTGAAACAAAACATGAACTCGTCATGCCGACACCCGAAAGAAACGAAGAGCAAGACGACTTCATAGGCCGCTGCATGGTCAGCGGCACGATGTCGAGCGAATATCCAGACGAGAGCCAACGCGTAGCCGTATGCATGGCACAATGGGAGAAAAAATAAATGATAACACAAGGAATCGCACTTGAAGCTAAACGGGCGCTGATCTCAGGCGTTCACCAACCTGGAGACGACTATCGAATTGCATTCTATTCGGCATCAGCAAAGGTCGGGCCACAAACAAAAGCCTACGTCGCCGAAGGCGAGATCAAGGGCAAAGGATATAAGGCCGGAGGCGTCAAGCTCAAGGGCTTCAAGACAGGCAGCATCGGAAAAAATGCTTTTATGACGTTCGACGATGTTGAACTAAAGAATGCAACATTCTCCACCGGCGGCGCGATGGTCTACAACGCCAGCAAAGGCAACGCAACGCTTTGCGTTCTAAACCTAGGCGGAGAGCGCCACGTATTCGAAGGCGCATTTGAATTGAAATTTCCTAAGCCAACCGAAAACAACGCACTCATCCTTTTAGCTTAAATATGAAACCGACCAACCCAATTATCATCGACGGCGAAACATACGATATATACACGATCAACCTTGCGATCACGTCCGTTGTGAATGCAGACGCAAGCGAAGACGCGAATGTGGCGATGCGCCTTGTTCCTACGCGGATCGCGAATGGCGAAGTCATCCTTGCGAACGACTACGCACGCACGATGGCACTCGGAAGCGTTGATAATGTTGACGCACCAACGAAGACCGCCGTTGCTCAAATTTCAGCAAGCATTCAAGAATTTATCTACGCGAAGGGTCTGTAAAAAATGGCGACTTATTACGCTGTAGCCGCAGGAAATTTTAACGCGACCGCCACATGGTCAACAACTCCAGCCGGAGCGCCTGGGTTTGGCCCTCCTATTGCTGGAGATACGGCATTTTCAAACAGCCGCGCTGTAGCTGTTACGGTCTCGGCAACGTGTCTTGAGGTTCGCAACGATGCCACGAGTGGAGCAACAGCAGGAGGAGGATTCACATTGTCCGATGGAATTACGCTTACGGCAAATATCCAGGCTGGCACCGTTGCTACCGCATGCGTTAATGCAAACCCGTCAACAAATATATTTATCGTAGGAAATGTTTCTGGCGGGAGCGGGGGATCAACTTCTGCTCATGGAGTTGTTACCTCAATAGGCATAGGGACATTAACAATAACTGGCAACCTGACAGGCGGCGCAGGGTTAGCCGCAGGCACAACTGCCGTTAGCAATGTAGCTGCATCACTAGTTGTGGTTGGCAATGTAACTGGAAGCAGCAATACGTTGTTTGGCACAGGCGAAGGCATACGAATCACGGGCGCTGGAAGTTGCACGGTCACGGGAAATGTGACAGGTGGCAGTCATGCCACAAATTACGGGGTCAGAGTAACTGGAGCAGGCAACATAACCGTGATCGGCCAAGCCAGAGGCGGCGTTGCCGCGCCTGCAATCAACAACGAATCCACGGGCCAGGTCACCGTTACCCGCGCCGTCGGCAATGGTTTCGGAGGTGGGTCTGTTGGGTTGTCCGCAGCATTTGGCGTCAGCAATGTGGCATCTCAATCGTCGATCACAATCGTCGAGGAAATGGAATTTGGCACGCTCGGTCAGAGTCCGGTCAATGGAAGGATTCGTTTAAAAAAACTGAGCACAAATGTTGCTATATTTAATTTCTGCGACACCGCAGGCGCAAAAACACTCATCGACGCAACGGCCAACGCCGCCATGCCAGCAATAACAGATGTTCGATTTGGGACAAGTTACGCCAGCGGAGCATTGACGGGCGTTGCATATATTCCAACGGCATCATCCGTTGCATTCGGCGTTCCCGTGGACGCGACAACAGGAACAGCAACGCTCACCGCCGCTGACGTCCGCGCCGCGATAGGAATGGCTAGCGCAAATCTCGACACGCAACTTGCAGACCTACCAACAGCAGCCGAGATCGCAGATGCCGTCTGGGACGAAGCCACGAGCGGCCACACAACGTCCGGAACCTACGGAGGCCAAGTCGTGAGATCGACCAACAGCAACAACGAACTGCAACTAAACGCGCAAAACCACGCAGCCGCAAATGTTCACCAATTTCAAGCCGCCGTCATCGAGTCGGTGGCCTTCGCGACAAGCGCAGTCACGCTTTTCACAGGCGCGATGCGGACGGAACTTACGCCAGAGCTAACCGAGATCACCGAAGTCCACGCAATCCACGGCCTCGATATCGCAAACGCGCTCACGGTCACGCCAACGCTACGCGCAGCGGGAGCGATCACGCAAGCGATCACCGGAGACGGAACCACAAGCACGATAGTCACGCGAGTCTAAGCTTATGTTAGCTTCCCTGCTCATCGC